TGTCCTACGTTTAGCGAAAAACTTGGCCATGAGAGTATAAAGTTAAACAAGTTTAACGTTTTGAAAGGCGCTACGCTGGAAGAAGGTGCTTTCAAAACTACGTGTTATATATAACCTCTTAATTATCCGGAGCACCCGGAGCACCCGGAGTTAATTCGTGAGCCGAAACTCTGCTTTCCCACGCATGAGATTTCCTGTTAATTCGGGAAATAAGTTGGGAGAGCCTCCATGCATATTAGAATGTGAATTCGGCTACTGTCCCATCAAGGGAGATCGTTTCGGCCGTAAACAACGGCCAAGGCTCGGTATAACGCTGCAACGTCTCACCCACAACTGTCCATATACGCCATCGGTCAGATGAGAGATATCGTGCGGGGAGGAGTTCGTTAGTCATCAGCCAGACCCTGGGAGGGTTGAAGATCCACTGCTTGAAATTGTATCGGGCATCGTAAACTCTGCCGTCTTTGATTGTTTCCACAGCTCGCATGAATCCTGAGATGCGCTCTTTGTTGAGGCTCCGGGGGAGGTCCATGATGAAGAGCTTTGGCGTCCGACAACCTCTTGAGCTGAGGATATTGCACACGCTCGCGACAAGTCGGTCAGGGTCATTGACGTTTGGGATCCAGGACAGGCCAGCGGCGATTGCGAATCCCAAGAGATAAGATTTTCCAAGATTCCCAACTGGGTCAAATAAGACGTCAACCGCGCGCAGATCGAGGATTTCTGCCGTTGCCAGTATTTCTCGCTGCCAGCAAGAGGGTGTCGCATCTCGTATATGATCTGGTACATATTCTGGGACAGGGTCCTTATCTGAGTGTTTACCAAGACCATCGTAGGTATCGTCTTTGAGCACATAGAACATGGCTCCTGTTCTTGTGCATTCGCCTGAGGTGGGCTCAAGGTAGTTGCATCGGAGGCGATTGAGGATGAGCGACTTAGCAGATCCCACTCGTCGCTTCCGATGGAGGGAAAGTCGTCCCTGCCAGTGATGGTATCCATCGGGATGGGCTGCACTTCGCTGAACGCCGACCTCCCCCTGGAAAGCCCACTTTTTTGCGACAAGGGGGAGGAGTGCTCGAAGTTCATCGGCAGAGTAATAATCGTAGTTTATACGAAAGTCGAAAGTGGCAATCGAAGACATAAAAGTTTGGCACCAATATCAGGTTGCTTCATGTGACTAGGTCAGAGCGAGCCAAACCGCGATGTTGTTTGGGTAATATGGGTCAATCGATTGGTTGAATTATAAAGCTGGGTGGGCTGGGTGGAAGTGGCAACCCTAACCCTAAAATTTTTCCTAGCGCTCCGTACGCACCTGCGGTGCTACTACGCCGGTCGCTTCGCGAAGGTTGCGCCCTGACGGGGCGCTTAGTTGCGCCCTGACGGGGCGCCTGGGGGGGGGTGCCCCCCAGGCCCCCCGTGCCGGGCAAAGCCCGGTCAGTCTTCAGTGAGCCGTCTGGATGACGAGGTCGTGACAGAGTACCTTGTAGTCGATAGTCCATTCGACATTGACAACCGCGGCTTGCGGCGAGCAACCATAAGGAGTGATAGCCAACAAATGGCAAAACATGTTCGAAGTCGGCGCAACATCGAACTTAGCGCCATACACGTCGCCGTATTCAGTGAGGATGCCATCCTTCTTCGGAACATCCAGTTGTTTACGGAGAGAAAATCGACCTTTGCAAAAGACGACTTCCGGCCTCCGAGAACTGATAGCGGACTGCGTAGAGGAATTTGTATAGGTCAAATTGGCGTCCAACCGTCGGAAAGTGGAGATAAAACCCGGTACCTGCTCCTTCAACGTAGTCCAAGGCAGATTGAGCAAATTGGTGGGAAGGGTCTGGCTATTGTGGAAAAACAGAGCGAAAAACACTGGCTTGTCGAACGCGTTGTCTTTCCAGGAGATGCGTACAGTCACAAGAGCGCCAACGCAGAGATACTTCTGGTACATCAACTTGAAAATGTCGATCATCATAGGCTGATGACCACCCTGAGACGGATTAGGATCATGCATGTTAGTCATCGAGAAGATGTCCACCGACTTGAGTTTGTTAACACCAAGCGCACAACCAGGTACAGGGAGTACAACACGTCCAACAGGGACCTCAACCGGGACCTCCACATAACGCATCGAGATGAGCCGGGTCTCCGGGAAGTATCGGTTCCCACCTTTGAGGCCACGGGACGATGCAACACCGGATGAGCGACGACCGACCGTACCGCGCTGAAGTGGACCGCGCTTGCGCTTACGGGAACGCCAAGCGCGGGCGATGGTGGACGCGGCACGTCTGCGTCTGACATTGCGTCGGACAGTTTTGAACCGCCCACCACGAGCGACAGTACGTTTGCGATATGTCCTACGTTTAGCGAAAAACTTGGCCATGAGAGTATAAAGTTAAACAAGTTTAACGTTTTGAAAGGCGCTACGCTGGAAGAAGGTGCTT